GGCTGGTGCCGTAGCCGGGGATGCCCAGCGCGTTGCGGCTGGAATACTGCCAGATGCCATACGGCAGCGGGCAGGTGCACTTGCTGCCATACTGGGCTACCCAGATATCATATTTTGACAAAACCTTATAGTCCAAGCGGTTGCGAATAAAATCGCGGCTGGCATACAGGATGCCGTAATACCCTGCGGCCTCAATCTCCGACAAAAAGGCCTGTACAAGTGCCGTGCGCTGCGCGTTGGTCAGACGCAGGATGCACGGCTCGTACTCGATATCATACGCCACCGGCAGGCACAGATGCTTGCCCTTGATCGCGGCCAGGCAGCAGCGGGCCTCCTGGCGGGCTTCCGCCGGGGTGCTGGCGTAGCTGTACCAGTACACGCCATACTGGATGCCCAGGCGGGTGCACTCAGCGGCGTTGTGTTCAAACTGCGGGTCAACCTGGCTGCTGTAACGGCCATACCCGGCGCGCAGCATGGCATGGCGGATGCCCTTGTTATAGGCTGCCTGCCAGTCAAATTTGCCCTGGTGTTTTGACACGTCGATTGCATAATACATGTATTCCACTTCCTTCATATCGTGCGTTACGCTGCTGTAACTGCCCAGCTTGACCGCACTGCTGGCCGTGCTAAAATCGTTGTCCAGCCAGTTCAGCGGGTTGGTGCGCTGGCCTTTCCAGCGCACTTCAAAGTGCAGGTGTGCGCCGTAGCAGTTGCCGGTATCGCCGCTGTAGCCGATCAACTGCCCCTCCTGCACCTGCTGTCCCTGCGCCACGCAAAGCTTGCTCAGGTGGGCGTACAGCGTTTCCAACGTGCCGTACTTGTATGTAGCGTGGCGCAGCTTGACCATGTTGCCGTAGCTGTTGATGTCCCCCTGGGTGCGGCGGCCATTCCAGCGGTAGGCCATCTCCACCGTGCCACCCTCTGCGGCGTATACCGGCGTGCCCACTGCTGCGCGGAAATCCAGCGCCCGGTGCAGGCTGCCGTCATTGTAGAGCCAGCCTGCGGTGATAATGTGCTGGGCCAGGGGCCAGCGGAGCAGGACGTCTTCGTTTGAAAGTCTCATGATTTGTTGTCCTTATTTTGTCCTCTTCCACATATAAACCGCCAGATAGGGCGGCATGTTGTTGTGAGCTTTCCCGGAACCGCCGGAGGCGACTGTTACGGTTTTGGATTCCCAGTTCGGAATACCCCAGCCTCCTGATTGCGTTTGAACATACGCATCCGCAGAGCTTCCGGTTTTGGAGCGTATTACGTTGCTTCCGTTGGTTACAGACAACGAATAATTCGGTAGCTCGCTTTGTGTAAGCGTATGGGCGGATTCACCCCCAGTAGCACCTGCGGGAAAACTACCAGAAGCACCAAGCAAAAAGCGTTCAGAAATTCTTTCCCAGGTACCGCCAAATAAAGACTCTGGGCTTGTATTGCTTACGGTCATGTAAATACTGCCAATCGGCCAGGCTGCAAGTTTTGCTTCCGCGATGGCCGCCTTCACCGCCACCGGCGTTGCCGCAACACCACCATTGGTCGAACTTGTTGAACTGGTCGAATCACTCAATTTCACACCGCCCAAAGTCGAAGCATTACCTGTCGGCAGTGTGTACTTAGTATCTGTTGTCGGCGGTGTGTATCCCAAAGCACTTGTCACGTTCGCCTTTGTCAAACTAATCGTGCCGGAATTCTCCGTAATGTTACTCCCGATTTTTACACCACCCAAAGTCCAAGCACTTGCGGTTGGCAGTGTGTACTTGGTATCAGTAGTCGGTGGCGTATAACCCAGTGCATTTGTCACGTTAGTCTTACTAATGCTGATCGTGCCGCTGTTCACTGTAATATTGCTGCCAATCTTTACGCCACCCAGGGTTGAACTGGTAGCGGCAGGCAGCGTATAGGAACTGGAGGAGGCCGGTGTCATATAGATCTGGTTGCTGTTCAGCGTTCCTTCACTCTTAGCATTATCATACTGGGCTTGCGTCAGGTAGTTGATCACCAGGCTGTCCAGCTTTGTATCAGTTGCCATAATCATATACCTCTCGTTACAATCGCGCTGATCGCCGTCAGTCCACTCGGCAGGCCAGTCAGTTTTCCGTTGCTGATGCTTAGGCTCAGACTGGTGCTGCTTGGGCCGCCGTACATGGCGCTCTTGTAATACTTGTCGCCTGCAAACGCAATCAGGCTCGTAGTCTGCCCGCCCCAGCCGCCTTGACTGGTTATGGTGCCGTAGCCCCAAATCTTAATGGTTCCGCTGGCGGTCTTAAAACTCACGCTGGGGTTGGTGTCCGTAATGGCATAAGCCTCCACATTGTTATTGCCATTGCCGCCGGAACTCCCGCCGCCAGCATAAGTTCCTGTCACACCAAAAATGTTCACACCGCTCTTAATGTTCCCGGCCACCAGGTTTGCATCGCCCTTGATTGTTTGTGTCCCGCTCAGGTATTGCCCAGATGCAATGCTCTGGTCGGTTGTCTTCGGGATGTAAGTTGCTGCGCTTTTTTTGGTCACATCACTGCCAATATAAGTGCTCGATATCGCATTCACGGTCACTTTGCTCAGTCCGTCATATCCGCTGTCCGGGCTTACCGTCTGGGTGCTTTCACTGGGACTGACCGTCTTGCTTTGCAAAACAGCGCCGCTGGCACCACCGGTCACAAAGCCGCCCTGCATGTCAACGGCATCGCTGCCTAAATACACACCCATGCAACTGTCACCACCTTCTGAGCGTAACGTTTGTCGCGCCAACGCTGGCTGCCGTTATGTCAATGGTTTTTGCGCTGCTGCCGTCCCATGCGCCCTGACTGGTTCCGTTCAGTTTGATGGTCAGGCTGTTATTTAGTTTTTCGGCGCTCGTTGCGGAGCCGCCCGCGTTGCTGGAACCGGCATAGTTTGTGGTTCCGGTGACTTTGGCCCCTGTGGCACTGTGGGCAATTACCCCTTTCGGCAGGTCGGCAGCCTGCACCGTATCACCGGTCAGGTCGAGGACAACTTCATCATTGATAACAACCTTGTTGACCGCCATGCTCAGCCTCCAATCGTCAACGTCTGGCCGCCAGCCGCATTATCAACGTATGTGGCCGGGATCGCCTGCACAGTAACTTGAGACAGGCAGTTATACGCTTTGTCGGGCAGCACAACCTGCTGCTCAAAGGTCGGCGTAACGCTCTTGGCCTGCGGCTTCATACCTTCGCTGCCGCTCATAGAGCCTTTCACGCCCAGGACCGTAACGCCCTCGCGGATATTTGCGGGCACCAGCTTGGCCTGTTCGGTCGCTGCGATAGTCACTCCGCCCGCGCCATCGTGAAAGCCCATGGGGATGGTGTACTTACCAGAAACGGTGCTGATTTCACCGTTGACTTCGCCGTTGTTGGGCATCGTGCCGGTCATTTTAGCGCCACGCGCGTAGAATGTTTTCCCGTTCAAAACCTCCGCCACAGCTGCGGTGGCATCGCTGGTATCCGCGTCTTTCGTGCTGGTACCGGTAATAGGGGCGCCGGACTTGTCGTGCGCCGTGATACCTTTGGCCAGCTTGTCCGGGGTTACGGTGTCTGCGGTAAGGTCAAGCTTCGTTTCCTTGCCGATAACCACCTTGTTCACATATTTATTGGGCATTGTAGTACTCCTCTCCTATAATCAGTGTGTAGCCACTGGAATCGTTGGCTACCTCGTACTGAGGTATCTTCTTGATTGTTAGGTCCTGCTGCATTAGTCGCTTTGCGGTGGGCAAAACCTGCGCCGAGAACAACGGCGTGATGTCATACGGCCCGCTGTACTCCGGCGCACCCACCACTGTGGTGCCGGTCACGTCCACCCGCACGGATGCCGCCCCGGCAATGCGCACTGATACGGCGCTCTGTTGGGCCACTCGCACCTGGATCATGCACCATCAACCTCCTGGAATAAGGTCGGGCTCATTTTGAGCGTCAAAATCTCCGTCTGCGGCTGGTCAGTGCTGTCCCGCAACGTGATGCGGGTGTCCATGTACAATGCTTCGCCGCCCAGGAATTTGTACGTTTCTTCCCGCGTCCAGGGGATAAGGATGATGTTCTGTCCTTCCTGCCGGGTGCAGTCATCCGGCCAGACGTTGGATTTAATGGCCGGGAAGCCTTTGCAGCTCTTCTGCTTGAACACAAATTCGATCCGGCTCACCTCGTCCAGGCTCATGCCGATTTCAACCGGCAGCGCAAATTGCGTTCCCTGTTTCATTCGTTTTTCTCCTCAGCGCCTTAATTCGGCATTTTTTCTTCCGCTGTTTTCGGAGTTTCGATGTTTGCCGCCGCTGCTTCTTCCGCTGCCATGTTTTCGCGCACGGCATTCAAAACGTTCTCCAAAATCAACTCCGTCACGGCAAACGGCAGCGTTGCTTCGTTAATTGCAGCAATAACTTTGCGTTTGCACTCTTTAATGCGTTTGTTGTCAGTCATGGGGCATCCTCCTTACAGCCGCGCGTTCACGGCATTTTTCAGCGTGGCAATGGCCGCCAGAACCGCTTCATCAAGGGCCACAAAAGACCCCCGGTTGTTCTGGCTAGTGATGTTGCCGCTGTCGTCCAGTTCCATGTAGGTGTAGCTCACGCGTTCGCCTTCGGCGGTCGTTACGACCGCCACGCCAGATAATTTCTTCATGTTAATCCCTCCGATTCATCCAATAGAATGTCTGCGGTTTCATCTGCGCCGGTGTCCATAGCCAACAGGTCATCTGCGGCGGTGGTGCTTTCATCCTGGGCGCGGGCAGCAGCGCTGGCGGCCAGCTCAATGCCTGCCGGATCACCGGCAGGGTAGCCGCTGTCACTGCGGTCGGCATAACTGCCCTCATAGCCGCGCTGGGCGGCCATGCAGAGCCATGCAAATTGCTGCCTCGGTGCGCCGTGTATAATGGCATACTGGCCGCAGTTTTCGGCCCACAGGTGGCCGGTTCCGTCGCAATCCGTCAGCAGCCAGGCGGGCTGCCCATATTGGGCGATGGTTTCCGCATAGCGCGGGTCAAGGGCAATCAGGCACCAGCCTTCGGGGCCGCACTGGCCCTTGCCCCAGTCCGCAAAGGTGGGCACCGGCGTCTCAAATGCGGCCATTTTCAGCGCACCAAAGCTGGTAGGCACCACGCGGGATTTCTCGCCCCAAACGTCCAGGTTGTGCACGTTGAGCTTGCCGCTCACGCCAACGCGAGTCGTGTTAAAATCGGCATCGCTGTCATCGCTACGGTTGTAGGTGATCTGCATCCCAACGTAAGAGGTCGGGTTCAGACCGTCAACCCAGCCATAGCTCATGTACTTGCTGCTTGCGCCAAAATAGGACCGCCCGGCTTCCGAGTACAGCACGCCGGTCAGGCCGATGCTGCCGGTGTTGATGGTGGCATACCAGGCAATGTGCCTGTTGTCGATGTACACACGCTCACCGGCCTCGGTGCCCATACGTATCCACGCGTTGTCCAGGTCGTACACGGTGGTGTAGTTGAGGTTATGCAGCTGCCCGGTCGTAATGTTGCCGCCGTTGATGATTGTCTTGTCCTGGTTCCAGGTGCTCAAATCCGAAAATGTCACCACGCCGGATAGGTTGATCTGTGCGCTGGTGATCTCTGTTCCGCCTGCCGTCAGCTTGATGGTGCTGCTGGTTCCGCTTGTGCTGGCCGTCAGCTTAATTTCGCCCACAGTCTGCTTGATCTCGGTTTTGGTTTCCGCGGTGGTTAAATAGTCGCCGGTGCTGGCCGTCCAGGCAGTGGGGGCGTTGCCCATCTGCACCATGGGGTGCATGATGGTCAGATCGTTGGTAACGGTGGCAAAGTCATTGGCAGTGCTCACAAACAGGCCATCTGCATAGCCGTCCGCGGTCGCCGTAAAGGCCGCCCAGCGCAGCTTCCAGCCGTTATCCAGCGCAATGTCCTGCTTCGCATTTTTGAATGCATTGCCGTAATAACTTTTTGTGCCGCTGCTGCTCTTGGTCTCGAACTGCAAAAACAGGCTGTCCGTGCCAGAGTTGAGCTTGTACAGTACGCTGGCGCAGTAGGTCATGCCCTTGGCAATCACCAGCGTTTTGTCCGCACCAAAGTGGAAGCGGGTGTTCTGCGCCCTATTGGTCACTCGGACGGATTCACCGCTGATCGTGTATGTTCCTTTTTTGCTCAGGTTATTGCCGCCTGCATCCAGGGTCGCATTGTTCCAGTCATCGGTGCCCGCGATAATATTGTTGCCGCCGGTGATCCGCTGCGTTACCGTCTGGGTAATGCTGTCGGCTTTCTGGTCAATCGCGGATACCGATTCTTTAACGGTTTTGAATTCCTTCTTGGTGCTGTTCAGGTCGTTTGAAATGGTTGTGGTGGTCTCTTTCAGGCTGCTGACTTCCGTTTTGATCTCATTCGCCGATTGGGAGATCAGGCTTTTGGCGGTTTCCTCTGTTATGTAGTCCCCGCTGCTAGCTGTCCACGCGGTCGGCGCATTGCCGTATTGCAGCATGGGGTGCAACAGTTCAAACTTGTTGGTGTAGTTGCCTGTTCCTGCGTGGGTAGAGCCGCTGCCGATATCCACCCATTTTACGGTAGCGTCGCTGGATGGTGTCCACAGCCCGTACCGCAGCACCCAGCCGTTTGTCTGCTTAATTTCGATCTGGTCAGCAGCTTTGATGACCGCCCACGTATTGTTATAATTGATTTCCATGCACAGCTCATCCGTGCCGGAAACAGGCTTGTACATAACGGACAGGCACAGGGTAACGCCCGCTGACACATGTTCGTTCACCGTCTGCCAATGAAAATACCGATTGGAGTTTGCGTTTGTTACGGTCGCGCTGCCGGTATCGTTGTACGTGACCGAACTGCCGCTGACCGCGTTGCCTTGCAGCTTGGCGTTCTTGAAGCTCTCACTGCCCAGGATCAGGTTGCCGCCGCCGGTGATTTTGGTGTCTTTTTTCACCTCAGAGGAAAGCCCGTCCACCGTTGCTTTCAGGTCGGTGTACTTGCCGGTCAGGTCGCTGGCCTTTACTTCCAGGCCGTCCACGCTGGTCTTGATCTCCAGCATCTTGCCGGTCAGGTTCTTGTAGCTCTGGTTGTTCACGGCGCTGGAACTTTCCCGGCTGGCGCTGCCCACGCTCTCAAAGCTGGCTTTGCCGGAGGAGATTGTGGCGCTCATCAGGTAGGTATCAAACTCCCGCCCGCGTGCGTCCTTAACGTGCACGATCTGCCCACAGGCAAGTCCGGAACTGCTAGGCACCGATACTTTGCAGGGGGTGTACGTCACGCTTTTCAGCACGTTGTACAGGTTCTGGGCAACGGTTTTCAGGTTGGCTTCGGTTCCGGTTGTCAGCAGCAGGTTGCCCTGCACTGCATAGGTGTTGGTGGCAGTGGTGCTGTCGGGGTAAATCACCCCCACGTCATTGTCCGACTGCCGGATCTGGACTTTCTCAATGGCTTTGACGGTGTAGTCCTCGTAGCTCAGGCTGTCAGCATAATAGGCGGTGCTGTTGCTGGCACCGTCCGGGGTGATTTTAACAGTGCTGCGCTTGTTTGTATAGGTCAAGAATTGCAGCTTGCCGTCTGCATTCATGTGGGCGTAACAGCCTGCCGCTTCCGCCGCCCAGGAGATAATCTGTCGGCAGGTTAAATCATCCGCATAGAACGCCTGCACGCTGTAGCTGCCATTGATAGGCAGGCTGCTGCTGGCAAGCGCGACCCCTGCCCGCTGGCAGGCCAGCTGAACCAGCTGCCAGATGGTTTTGGGGAACTGTGCCTGATTGGCGTGCAGCCAACCGGAGAAATCGGCATCCAGCTTGGACATGGTGTCGTAGGCGACTACTTTATAAACCGTGCTTGTGCCGGATATTTCCCGCATAAGCCCCTGATAATTTGGTTTTTCGCAATAATATATGCCGACTTTTGTTTTTGTGCCGCTGTCATTCACCCAGTACAACGTAAGCACATCGCCTTTTGCAATAAGATTATCATCTTGCGCAAGGTATTCGACCTCTATTTCGTCTGTGCATGCGCTTCCAATCGTGAATTCCTGGCCTGAATTCAAGGTCTGCGTCAATGTGCAAGACAAAATAAGGGAAGAATCAATCTCTGTCCCATCGCTTTTGACAATCAGGTTTTTCAGCATTGATTCTTCCCTCCTTTACATCTCTACCATGTCAAAGGAAACATCGGTGTATAATCCGCCCTCGCTTGAACACAAGGTTTCGTTGTACAGTTCATATTTGCAATCACCTGTATAAGCAGACATCGTGCATGTCTTTCCCCTGTCTCTGAATGTTGCGGTATATTCTTTGCCCTGAACAAGCCCCACAAGCTCGTCCATTTCGTTCCCTGTCATGGCATTGTATTTGATTGTGACTTTACGCAAGTCCCGGCGCAGCCAATCAATGTGCATCACGCCATCCTCTGTGCGGCCACTGTTGGAGCCGACATAGTTCTCATGCGTGATTTCACACCCCTGCGGCTTGTACAGCGCAGTTCCGTTGACCGCCCAGTAACCTTTTGTGTCTTTGCTATTGAAGCTCATATCTTCCTCTTAGAAAGCGGGGCTTCCCGTTCTGATTTGTTCTCGGTGTGCTTCATCCTTAACGGCGCGGAATACCTCTCTGCCGTTGATGAAAACTTTGGTATCGCTGTTGCGCTCCATAATAGTGCCAAGCGCACGAATTGCTGCAACAACGTCTGCGGAGCCATTTCCGGTGCGGTATGCCTGCGCAGAAGAAAACTGCTTCCCGGATACTTCGACATCGTGTTTGGAAACGACTGTGCCCTCTGCGCTGACATTGACAGGTGCATCCGTAAGTTCCTTTTGCATGGAAGCACTAAGCCCTGCAACCTGGCGGATAACGCTGTTCTTGTTCCGTTCAATGCCGGATGCAAACAGTTTCATCATGTCAGGCATCCAGGTGTCAGCATCAGCCAAAGGGCCTTTATCAGGAACAGAAAAATGGAACCGTTCACTAATCCATTTCGCCGCATCTTCAAATCCCGATTTAAGGACTGTCCACGTATCGACAAAGCTATCTACAAAAGAGGAAGCGAAATCGCTGCCCCATTGTTTTGCCTTCTCTGGAAGGCCGGACAGTGCATTGCCGGAACGGGTTGCCGCATCTTCAACGCCAGATGCGGCATTACTTGCAGAATCTTTTACCGTTTCCGCATTTCTTCTTGCACCAGAATTGATATTGTCAAAACTTGCCGCATAAGTGCTTGCTGTATTGTTTGCACTTTGGGTCATTCGTTCTTTTGCGTTTTCTGCCGCACTACTCATTTGACCTGTGCTACCCTGTACGCTTTGTGCCGCAGCCGAATAGCTGGAACTGATTGTTGCAGCGGAATTTGTAGCAGACGTTGTTATATTACTGTTGGCGCTTGTTACTGTTCCGGCAGTCTGATTTGCAGAATCTCTTACCTGCGCCATAGAAGTATCAACCTGATTTGTAGAGCTTGTTACAGAATCAGCCATATCAAAGTTCCCGCTTTTGATATCCACAAGTTTTTGGGTGTAGGTATCAATCGCAGAATTGGCATTTGTAAGGGCTTCTTGCTGCGCCTGAACGTCACTTGTTGCGGTTTCGTAGGCTTCGTTCGCTTTGCTCAAAGAATCGGACAAAGCGTTATATTGCGCATCGAGACCCAAATCAGCCAGCATTTCACCCCATGTGGAAAGACCGTCACGATAATTGCTAAGTGCCGTTGTTGCTGTATCGACTGCTTCATTGCTCGCAGCAAGGCGGTCATTGGCGGCTGCAAGGTCTTGTTCCGCCTGAATCTGCGCCTTATATGCACTTTCCAACAAATCCTGCGCTGCTGCGGCATATGCGGCCTTTTCAAGGCTTTCGATAAGGGCGTTTACATCGTCACGAGTTTCAAGCACCTTTGTTCCGGTTTCGTCCATGTGCAGCTGCAACCCTTCCAGGCCCATACCATTAAGGTATTCTACCTGGGACTGGAGCTGCTGCACTTCAAACGCGGATTTGTTCGACTTTTCGCTTAAATCGAAAATCGAATCGACAAGGGTTTGAACGCCTGCATACTTTGTTCCGACATCAGAAAAACTTTGAATTTTTTCGTTAAGTTCCTGCTGGTTATCCGTTGCCCGCTGAATGCTTGCGGTGGACTGGTCGATCATGTAATTCAAGGTCTGGCAGAACTGGCTTTCGTTCGCCATTTCCTGCCCGGCTTCCTGCATTGCACTCCTGTATCCCAAAAACGCACCGGCTGCCGTTCCCACCGCTGCAATCACTACACCAACTGGGCCAAGCACAATGCCGCCGATCGTCCCAAACAGGGCAAATGCAGCCACACAGTTTGTTGCGGCGGTTTTCAAATCCATTGCCCCTTGCCCGAATTTTTTCATTGCATCATAAGCAGTGACAAAGGTTCCTACCGCCACAGCAACGGCAGTAGCTACTTTCGCCCACACCGGGAGTGCGCTTCTAAACGATTGAAGCCCCAAAGAAAAAGACCTCAAAAAACCGGCCCCGTACTCTAGCGATGAAACAAAAACTCCCGCAGCTTTTTTTAATGCTTCAAAGACAGCGCTTCCCGCAGCGGCTTTAGTAATAAAATCCTTGAACTTTTTCAGGAATTTGCTGACAGCTCCAACGGCAAAAGCCGTTAATATAGCAGCGCCAATACCTTTTATAAGTGGCATAAACGGTTCAAGCACTTTTTTGATGTTCTCAAAAGCCTTTTGTAGCTTTTCAACCCATTTCGTAACCTTGCTGTTTGCAAGGTTGGCGAACATGTCATAGCTCGGAAGGCCAATGTCACCTAATCCGCTTCCACCTCCGCCACTACCGCCACCACCGCCGGATGACTGGTCTGGTGCTTTATTGAGTTCATCGAATCCGCCGATCAGGTCATGCACAGCTTTTGCCGCAGAACTTGCGCTCCCACCGACATCATCAAGCCCGCTGCTAACGCCCTGTGCAGCACTTACGCCGGAACTCTGAAAATCGCCCCACTGAATCGTATTCCCAAAAAGCGATGCAATCGCGCTGATTGCCATTCTGACAACCTGAATAAAAGCAATCAGGGGCGGAAGAATCGCATTGATTGCGGGGATGAGCACCGCGCCCAGGCTTCTGCCGAGCAAATCAATCTGTGCTTTCAAAATGCGCATCTGGTTTGCAGGCGAATTCAATGTGCGGCCCATATCGGTCTGCGCATTTGTTGTCTGCTTCATGATAGCAATATAGCGCAGCTGTGCCTTATCCGCCTGAGACAAACTGTTAATGCTTTTATTGATTCCCAAATTGTACAATTCTTGTTGCAATCTGGCGTTGGAAATATCAACGCCCAACCGGCGGATAGGTTCAAGCTCACCGGAAATAGCAGCTTGCAATTTCTGGAACGAATCTTCTGTTCTCAGATTGAAGAAGGAAGCCATATCATAGCCAAGCTGTGTGAGGTTCTGGCTAAGAATGTAGGCTTTATCGGATGCCATGCCAAAGCTGGTTGTAAGGTTCTGGAAAACAGCCATATTCCGCATGGCTTCACCGCTGTCAATGCCAAGCACGTTTTCCATCTTTTGCGCAAATCTGCCGCCGCTGTCAGCCGCATTGCCCATTGCCACAGCAAACAGGTTAATATCTTCTGTGTACTTGCTGTAGTTGGTTATGGCACTTTCCAAAAGTGTGTTAGCCTTTTGAATAATTGCTATCACAACGGCCTGTGAAAACAGATTTTTCAGAGAAGAGCCAAGCGCTTCCGTCTGTGCAGTCATATTATTGGAAACGCCTGTTGCCTTTTTCATTGCATCAGAAACTTGGTTTATTCCCGATACAGCGGAGCTTAAATTGCTCATATTGGACAGCTTTTCATTCAGTTTTTCCAAACTGTCAATAACAGTCTTTAAGCTACCTGTTGAAGAAAGAGACTCTATCGCCTTTCCCAACTTTTTGATATTAGTTGTGGCAGCTCCTGAATTGGCTTCAATCTCGATTGTAAGTTTATCAATCTGTACGTCAGCCATTGCTTCCACCACCCATCAAACTGAATTTCTCAAAGAAACGTCTCTCCGCTTCTTCTGCATCCCTTATCTTTCTTGCAATCTGTTCTTCTTCCGTTAGCGCATACGGCTCTTTGGGATACTGCATCGGTTTGCGCCCTTTCGGGATAAACGCATTTCCGATCGTGGCGGATATGGCATCGGCAATATACCTGCCCTGTATCCACGCCTTATAATTCCATTCCTCAAGCTGTTTTTTATGCGCTTCACGGTATTCTCTGGCAAGTCTTGGATAACCATTCCAATACTCGTCAGCGCTCATGCCGATTGATAAATAATAAGGGGCTAGTTCTTCAAAAATCTGGCCCCATGTTTTTTGACCTTCGGGGAGATCGTCGGTCAAGCAATCTCCCAAGTCACCTTTTTTCCATCATCTGCAAGGCTGTTCATTGCATCGCCATAAATATCGGCCAGTGCGGCAAGAACATTATTCTTGCTTTCAATGTCCATATGGTTCCAGATGTCGTCAATCACCTTGCGCTTAACGCCCTTGCACTTTGCCAGAAAAGCACCGGCAAACATTTTATCGCCCTGAACGGTGGGCTGATGTGCCAGCATCTGGATGTCAAATCCGGTGTTCTCCATCTGCTTGACAGTCTCGCGGGTATAGGTAAGCTCGTAGCTTTTGCCTTCAAAAGTCAGTTTGATAGCGTCCATTTGCGTTTTCCTCCTCAAGAAGTAGCAACAGTAATGCTTTCGGTGAATTCAAGGTTAGAATCGTTGGTAATGACGATATTGAACTGAATTGCATCATCAACGCCTTTGCCGGGCACAGAAACACTGTGCTGACCATGCCATACCCAGCCCCAGCCATTACGGCTACGCACCGCATAATAGGCCGGTGTATTTGCCGTATCCTGTACTGCTTTCAGGTTGCCCGCATCGGTGTCAACAAACGCCGGGAAGGCACGCGCAGAGGATTTCGGCAGCGCAGGGATGTTAGCCTGCATGGTGTGCATCAGTGTGGTAACGTCAATGGTATCCGGGTCTTCGATCAGGTCAGGATATTCCTGAATCCAGCACAGCTCTTTCAGGGTAGTCTTGGAATCACCGCGAAGCAGCTGTACGCCTTGGGTACTGATAGCTACATGTTCATTTGCCATGTTTTCAACTCCTTATCATGTCCGGGTCAAAACCCCGTCTTCGGTCATTCGCGCACGGTACGTTGTTTCCGTCCGGTACGCACTGTTTTGATACAGGTATCCTCTTGTAATGTGACTTTGCCGAGTAAAATTCAAACTGTTGGCTGTCTCGTCAATGCACATTTGTATTTTCCGGGCCTGGCTTGTTTTTGTGTTCCCCGTTGTGTAAACGCGCACGCGGAGCCGCACATTCACAAATCTGATTCTGCCGCTGTTGTCATAGTCTGTCGGCAAATCATCTTGTTCGATTTGAACGCATGGGAAACCGGGCGGCTGGTCGGTAATTACGCTGCTTAATTTAACGCCGGGGAATTTTGCTTCTAGCTTTTGTGCAAAGAATTCAAAAATTTGTGGCTGAAAATCCTCTGTCAACGCATTACCTCCTCCCACACGGTTTTTACACTTGCAGCCATCTGGGCCGCGCTCTCCCACATGGCACATGCGGGCGGGTTGCCCTTTGTCCGCCAAACGCCGGGCTTTTGCTCGCCCTTGCGGTTATACACAGGCTGTGCCGTTGGCCCGGGAACGCCATCATAAACCCATCCATTCGGGTTTGAACCTTTCCCATCGCCGTATGTGCCATGCGCATACAGCCCGCTTGGATGCTCTGCAAATGCAACGCCTGCGCCAAACTCAATAAAGCAAACGGCCTGCCCGGTGGCGTAAATCGTGGCTTTCTTGCCGTGCTGTTCTACTTGAACCGCAATATCGCTCATGTCACCATCATAAACGGCGGCAGTAAACCGTATCTTGGCAACTTCTACCCCCATTTCTGACAGTCTTTTTACAAACTGTTCAATGCGGGTTTCCAGCGTTTTTTGCCAGTTCTCGTATTCCTTTATCGCCTGCTCTATGCCTTTTTCGCTTAGCGCCAGCTTGATTTTCATGGCACGATTTCTTTCATCGCATACAATACGCCGTTTATGGTATCTGCCTTTTTGGTCACAACGTAATTCGGGCTTTCGTCAGAATCCCGGTTAATCCAGATAAGCGTTCCTTCCCGCAAAGGGCAGTTTGTGTTTGCCGTGCAGGCTGTCCGGCTGTAATCTGTAAACCCGCCAAAAGCGGCGGCTTCCATTGCGCCAACAGCGCCGCTCACGCTGATTTTCAGCTGTTCAGCGTGTTCCATGATGGGCTGTTCCTCGCCGGTACGGTTTCCGTACTCATCTTTCACGGCGGCAAATCCGCTGCTGTTCTGATACCATATCGTCTTTTGATTGGCTTTCAGGTCGCGCATCAGCTGCCAACCTTTCCAATCGGAACAATTTCTTCCAACAATTGCTGCGGCACATCTTCGCTGCCCCATGTGCGGCTGATTCCGCTTTCACTGTGGCTGGTTTCGTATTCCGCGCCAAGTTTGTTGTACATTGCCAGAGCAATGCGGAACTGCAAATCGCGGTATCGCTCTTCCAGCTCACCGCCGCCAAAAGGATAACGGCGGGCCAGTATCACGGATTCTGCGCTGTCCAGCAAATCCGCTAACAGGTTAGGGTCGTTTTCGCCTGTCCGTTTTTGCAATCGCTCAAAGATCTCCATACTGTCACCCGCCGTCATTTAGGCTTTTGGCTTTCTACCCCGTCTGTGTTCTACCACAGGGGGTGTTTCCGCCTTTTCGGTTATTACTTTCCCGTATTTTGCCATTTCGGCACTGTCCTGGTCGGCAATCTTCACCTTTTCCCCGGTCACGCAAAGCTCACCACCGTAAAACACTGCATAATCGGGAATCAGCCAGGTCATGCCGTCACCTTCATAACGGCAACTTCGTCCATCCGCTCAAAGCTGGGCAGCACGATCTCGGAAGCGTAGGTGTTTACGTTGACCGGATGCACGGTGGTTTCAACGGTAATGGCAACGCCGGTGTTCACAATGGCAACATCTGCCTTGCCGGAACCTGCCAGGTCGGCTTCCTCCGGGGTGGTGCCGTAAGCGGTCTTGCCCAGTGCGCCCTCCGGGATAAAGCTCACATAGCCGTCCGGAACAAACTTGTGGCTTGTGCCGCCCTCATCGGCATACAGCTTGTCGTAAATCACGATCTGAATGCCGGTAGTGGATGCGATAACATCTTTGGCTTCATCGTTGGTCAGGTAGCCCATGCTGCGGCCAGTTACGGTCAGCCAGCGATTCTTTACGGCATCGGTGGCTTTCATCAGGTTGAACGTGGTGGTGTTCATCACCATGTAAGCCAGGGTCACACCGTAATTGCCTGCCATCTTGTCCTTGATGGTCTGAATCTGCTTGAACGGGTCTGCGGTGGAAGTGGCAGTCCACAGGTCAGTGGTGGTCAGGGCGGTGTAATTGGTGCCCTTCCACTTGCTGTCAGGGTCATAGTTGTAGGTGTAGTTCACGCCATTGGCCTTGATGGTAATACCCATTGCACCGCCCTCCGGGAACAGCAGCTGCATGCGCATGCGTTCCGGCACGACGTCAGCACCGGCAATCAAATCCTGCTGGTCATCGTAAATGCGGTTGATGACATCCGCCGCATAGGGGTCATTGCTGCTCTGGGCACGCAGAATCTCCTGGCGGTCTTTTTCCTTGATCTTGTAGCCCTCGCGGAAAAACGGCATCTCGGTTTCCAGCTTGCTCACGCCGATGCGGTCACGGAAAGTGGCCTTTGCATCAAAAGCAGAGGGTTTCAGGGAAACAGGCAGGCCCTTGTGGCCCTTAATCCATGCCAGGTCAAGGCCAGCACGCTTTACAGAGGGGAACAAACCGCTGCCCAGGTACGGGATTGCGTTGGAAGCGGCTTCGGTATAGTTTGCCGCAATAATTTCAGGTGTAAAAAGTTCAGTAAGGTTCATGTTTTCACCTCCGTTATGCGTTCACGCCGGTATTGGTGCGCAGGATAATGGTATCCGGCAGGTCAGATTCTGCAGCAAGGTCGGTACCGCTGTGTGCCTTTGCCTTTGCTGCATCAATCACGCCCGCAACCAGCAGGCTGCCGTTGGGGTTTTCATCCGGGTCAACGTCATACAGCACAACGCCAACGCGGCTGTCAACTGTCAGTTTTTCACCAGCCTTTTTTGCGGTGGTTGTGGTAAACGGGATTGCGGTAAAATCATTGCTGGCCAGAATCTCAACTGCACCGGCAACATCCGTTTTCTTGAATTTCATGCTTTCACTCCTTACTTGTAATAATCCATGACTTTTGCGGCTGCCTCGTTGGCCTGTGCTTTTGCCTTGCCGCTGCGCTTGGCAAATGCCATGTATTCGCTTTCTTCTTCGGTGCTTGTACCAGCGCCGCTGGGTCTGGGGCTGTTGCGCATAAGGTCTGCTTTCAGCTTGTCTGCAAGCACCTGATTGGCCTTTGCAGCATTGGCAAACACCGTTTCCATGTCGCCATCAAAAAGGGCTTCTGCCGTACTTTTGGCAAGTTTTTCATCGTAGCCAAGCGCAATATACTTGGCAACGTTTTTAGAAATGGTGTTTTCTTTCAGTAGTGCGTTATAATCGTTCTGCAACTTTTCCTGTGCGGCTTTGGCTTCTGCAGCAGCGGTTTCTTCGGCAGTCATTTTTTCTTTTAACTGCTTTTTGTAACTGCTGGCTTCGCTCATCACCTTGTCAAAATCTTCTTTTTTTACAAGGTTCTTTGTATCCACCGGGTCAGGCAGGTCAACGCCAAGCAGCGCCGTCACCTTGTCTGCATCGCTCATGTTTTCAAAACCGTCAATGGTGCTGGTGTCAAATTTCATTGGTGCCTCCGCGTTATTTTGTCGGCGTTCTCTCGCCCGTATTTGTGCGTTTTAGCGTCTTCTCTGACCTTTGCGTTTTAGCGTCTTCTCTGACGATCAAACAGGTGTCAGCCAACACCTGCATTTTCTGTGGGGTTTATCGGGGATATTATCAATCGGGTAAATCTCTCCGTTGCGTTCCCGGCAAACCTGGCACACTTTTTCATCCCCGGCAGTGTGCCACTGCACCTGTTCTACTCCGGCATCTGTAAATGCCTTGATTCTTGCAGAATCGGTCACGTCATCGGCGTATTGGTACGTCATATCGCTCCAATACCGCAATGCACGCCGGAATTCGTTCTTATGGTTTGTCCGGCTCAAAAGCCCCTCTTCCAGGTAGGCCCGCTTTCGGTCAATCTCGTGTTCGTACACATAGCCGGTAACGGCGCTGTATCCGGCAAGCAAGGCAAGCAGCCATGCCCTGTCGGGTTTTTCTTTGCCGTGAACTTCGGCATCCTGGTAGCATTTTTTTGCCAGTTCTAAAAAGACTTTTTGATTGTCTTTGGCAATATCCTGGTATAACTGCTTGCAGGCGGGCATAACGTTCAATTCATCAAACTGCGTTATCTGCCGGGATGCTTTTTCAAACCTGCGTATCGCCCTGCGGTTCAGCAGCCTGATTGCGCTGTCCGTTGGTTTCCAGTCCATTGTCAAGCTCCTCATTCAGGCTTTTTTCAAGCTCTGCCTGTTTTTCCTCGTAATATTTCATGCCCTCCTGCAAGGCCATTTCATTGTCACGGAACGGGCCAAGTTCGCGGTATACCGTTTCCGGCGCGATCTTTTCACAGCCCAGGCCCTGAATAAATACCTGCATCTTGCTCTGGATGTCAGTCAGGTTGTTGCGGGTAAACTGTGCGTACACATCCCCTACATTCAGGCCAAGATTATTTGTTGTGTTGCAAATGGTCAGGAACACACGCAAGAACTGCCGTTCACTGCGCCGGAACATGTCTTCACTGTCCTGGGCGCGGCTTTCTGCGTCTTTCCAGCCATCGCGCATAATGGTTGCCTGCCCGGTATCGCTGGTGGAAGAACCGCCGTTGCGGTTCGGCATGCCACAGATGGTCAAAATTTTATCATGCAAATCATCCACAGCGGTCTGCACAGTAGAACTGTTCATCTCGCTGCTGATGCGATAAATTTTTGCAGGCATCCCCTGCTGGGAATCTTTGATTTTGATAAACTTACCGCCGCTGGCAAGCTGGCTGTACTGGCCGTCTTCTAAATCAACGTTCTGGAATACGTCATACGCATTTACAAAATCCTGCACGTTATCCACGCGGTTGCTTTCCAGCGTGTTAATACCATTCAGAAGCGGCAACACTACTTCAAACGCGCCCATTCTGGCACTGTTGTTGGGGTATTCCACAATCGGCACACTGCCGTACAAATGCCCAGACTGCCGGGTGATTTCCCCGCTTTTGATTTCAAAATATTCGCTGTCAGTGTAAACACCGTAATACTTGGCATCGTTTTCATCGTACTGTGTCAGCACACCTGCCATTGGCTTTTTGGTATAGCCGCTGTAGTAGATGACAAACGCTTCACGCGGGTCAAGGGTATAAATGCAGGCAGGGCTTCCCGCCTGTTCCGCTCCGGGGTCAGGCAGAACCATCCGCACGCCAAGCCCCGCAATGTGCATCCAGTCAACGATTTCTTTGTCCTTGCTCTGTTTGTCCTCATCTGACATCCAGCGGTTCAAATCAACCAGTTTGTTGTTGTCCGTCTTGCTGCCTTTTGCACCGATATACTGCACAGGGCCGGAAAGTAGAAATGCTGTTTTGAACGTCACAATCTCATTTGCGATGTTCACCGTGATTTTGTTGTTGATTTCCTCACGGACGATTTTTTCTTTTTTTCGGATATCCTGCTTGCCCCGGTAAACATCCCACAAATACTGGATTTCTCCCCGGTTCCTGTCGTGGGTGGCAATGGCAGTATTCAGCACCTTTACAACGTTATCTGCTGTAATTTCCTGCTCGTTTGTGGTGATAATCCGTCTACCGTGCAACCCATCGTCCGGCAGGATGTCAACAAGATCTCTTTCCAAGCTGTTCTCCTTTGCACAAAAACAAAAAGTGCCAGCCAAACCAATTAAGGTTCAGCTGGCACTTGGCACAGGGCACTTGGCACTTTATTTTTTCAGCGGCAAATGGATTTCAATGTTCCGTTTGCACGCCTTGCAATAGGGATAAATCGTTCCCTTTGCTGCTGTATCAACTTCCATCAGCTTCCGCTTGATTCCTGCCGCACCGCAGCACGGGCAGTAAACACTTACTCGCAATTTATCCCTTCTTTCAAAAATAACCCCGTTCCCGCCCTCCCGGTTTATGCTATGCCGGGATCACCCATTGCAAAGTAGCAGGCTTTGCAACGTAACAGGCGGCATCCAGTGCTATGCGCGTGATGGTACGCCTGTTTTTGATTTCCTCTATTTATATCCCGCGCAGGAAGTCACTCCGCGGCGTCCGGCCCGTTTTATATCCCGTCTGTCGGTTTACGGTTTCTGCTTTGATTAAAAGGGGGGCCACAACGCGCAACGGTGTCAGTAACATAGTCCGCGCAAGCAGATGTGGCGTTCAGGTTATCTATCGCGTTTTGCCTGCGCCGGGCTTTCACCGGTGGGAGCGACCCAGCAATAGCAGTCAGCAGGTCTCGAACCTGCAACGGCACCCACAGGCGCTGCTTTTCCAACGTTATTAAGCTATGACTGCGTATAAGCAAATTGCAGTCAAGTTAAAATTGCACGTTTCACGGTTGCATTTTTACAACTTGCGCGAAACTTAAAACTAAACCGCAACTTACCGGCGTAAATGTCGGGAACATATCATCAAAAGCCCTGCATGGGACACATCAAAGAGAGGTGTGCAGGGATTGCCTAACAGGGAACTTCAGCTCGGGGCTGAATCTTTTACCTGTATCATCGGCCTTGGAGCTGCCAACTGGACTTGAACCAGTAGCCTGCCGCTTACAAGGCGGCTGCTCTACCATTGAGCTATAACAGCATGTGCGGTTCCTGCTTTTCACAGGCTTTGTCATCGTTTGTGGGGGAAGCCGCACCGCCCACACAACAAGGCGCTACCTTGCATCTGGTTCCGTATGGTGGCCTTGCACCCTCCGCCGCGCCGTTGCTTCGGAACGCAGCGCCCTTATATATGGCTATACGGTATATATCACCTGCAAAGTGCTTGACAGCTTCGCAGGCGCAGCGGACAAGGTAAGCCCTGTCAGGCTCTATGTGGCTGATAACGGCCCACATAGTGCCGGTTGTGCGCCACAGAGCGCACTCTGGTGCCGCCAGCAGGGGTTGAACCTGCAAGCACCCGGTTATGAGCCAGGAGTTTTACCATTAAACTATAGCGACACAATAGCTGGCATTTCAGCCAGCGGGAGAACCATATTTAGGGCGGCGCATATGCAGGACGCTGGTTCCGTACCCTAGGAGGTATGAACAAAATGTTCATAAGAAAAGAGCTAAACTATAAAGCCTTTCCATTTACTATTATACTATAAAATTCACATTTTTCAAGCACATTAACGTTGTTTTTTTACCAAATTCTTGTACCAATTTCAACTTTGCCCGCATTTAGGCCTTGAGCGTATTGTGCAAGCATGGCAAATGCGTCCGGCACGTCATCATGTCTGTTTTTCCCTGCCATTGTGTACCCTGTTAAAAACGACAAAACACGCCTGTATTCCTTGTTATTCTTGATAACGGAATTATCTTTGAACAGGCAGTGTTCCATCACCCAGGGGGAATTTACAATAATTTTGGTTTCTTTGTTTGCGGTGGTGTACCTGGTCACAATCCTGGTTATTCCGCCGTGCGCCTTTACTTCCTGCTGGCATTTTTCTGCCACTTTGCCGCCTGCGCTGTTGCTTTCAAACTGGGCCAGCTGAACCTTGTGTTTCACAAGAACCATCCAGAGCCGCGTTTCCACCACGTCCGGTGCGCCGTTATCGCAAACACATTCCTCAATGTAAAAATCATCCCCGTATTTGTATGCAACGGGCAGAACCGCATAGTCAGAACCTTTTTCTTTGGTATCGCATACTGCAATAATGGCTTCCGGCGCTTTATCCGGCAACTCAAAGTAGCGGCGCAGCTGATCTTCTGGGTACAGCTGCCCTTCCCGTTCAATCGGGCTTGTCATAAACAGCGCACGCCAGCTGGCATCATCCATTGATTCCCGCATGTCAATATAAAACTTGGTGCTGAACCCCACCCCGTTGGCATAATCAAAATTGCTTTTTTCGTCATCGTTCAGGGCAGGCATATGCAGGAATTCTGCACGCGGGTTATTTTCATTGCTGCGTTCCAGCCTGTCCATCGGGTCATGCAAACTCCAGGGTGTGGCAATGTGCAGTTCCCGGCATTCGCCAATTTTGCGTTGCCGCAAATCTGTTGTGTACAGCTGCCACAGCTTATCCATGCGTTCCCGGCTCATGGCTTCCTCAATGCCGCTTACAAGGTCATCGCAGTATAACAGCTTTTGTGCACGCACCTTGCCCGCATTGCCGCTGCCAATAGAGGAAAATTCCAGTGTGGCAAAGCGCTTTGGCTTGTACATGTCTATCATCATGTCCTGTGCATTTGTTCTGGCAATGCACACGCCGGGGAACACGTCTCGCCACAAATATTCCCCGCCTTTTGCCATAATTCGCAGGCATTCATCGTACACGCCGCGCAGAAATGCGTTGCTGTGGCTGCCGCCTAAAATCGGCATGTCGGGGTTCCGTCCGGCAAGCCATGTCAGATAAAAAATGGCAGTGGTACTTTTCCCGGTGCCGGGCGGCATCATGATTCCTGCAATGTCCAGTTCCCCATCTTCCAGTTTTTGCAGGGTGTTTACCATCCGAATCAGCTGTTTTCGGCGCGGCATATAAAACCGGCTTTTGGGGTCACGGTCAAGTTCAATATACTGGCAAAAGGAATCAAAGTTATACGGAGCATTGAACAGCAGCAGATTCCGGTTCAGCTCAATCAGGTCATTGCAGCGCGGCAGCGTACCCAGCTTATTATGCAAATCCACACTCAGCTTGTGCGCCTGCTTGAAGTTTTCTTTTTCCAGTTCCCGGATCGCAGCAAACGCATAAACTGCTTCGTCCGCTGTCTTGGCTCGCATTGTGCTCTTTTTTGCAATTTCAAAAATTTTCAAAATAAAAAAGCGCCCTCCCTCAAAATTGAGAAAAGGCACTTGGCACAGGGCACTTGGCACTATTTTTATTATTATAGCATTGTTTTCCGTCACAGACAAACTGTTTATCGTTGATTTTCGGCCTTTTTTGTTTTTTGAAAAATTCAGGAAGAATCCAAACAAAAAAAGCCGCCTTTGGTGTGTCGACACCAAAAACGGCAGGCAGGAATATTATTCTATTCGTTTCAGTTCTATTCCCGCCTTTAATTTTAGCTCAAAAAGTATGGGAACGCAAACTTTTATGGGACTTTTTTATTTTTTCGGGATTGGGGGGACTAACCCCGCGCCCTTCTCCCTGCTAAAATCCCCCTCCGGTATACCCCGCCGATCATGTACAAAAAATGCAGGGCATACCGGAGCACCCTACCCGGAGACAATAAAAAAGCGCCCAGGCCATACGGCCCAGGCGATCCGCTATATTGCTTAAAAATGGCGCATCACGCCAAAAATAATGATAAACGGAGAGGCTAACAAGAACAATACAACCAGCATATAAAACACCCCCTGCAGCTATATTTTACGCCATAGCCCGCGCTATTGCAATAGCTCCGGGCAAACAATCAGCCTGCGGCCCCGCTGCAGGTGATCCCTCTCCGGGCCATCGCGGTATCAAAATACTCCGCTTTTGTGGCCCTCCAGTTCTCGGCCCATGCAAGGGCGGCGTTTTGCGCCCAGTACGGCACGCCCAGCGCATCGCACCGATCCATGCAAAAAGACATATCCTTGCGGATCGCGGGCATCTCGGCATCATCCGCGCCGAACCTCTCAAGAGTATAATAATACTCGGCACACCAGTGTGCAAGGCCTTCCAGCGCCCCGAACTGGCGCTTATTAGCTTGATAGACCATGTTATAACTCCCTTATCTGTATGTTGTTTTCCTGCCCTCTCTCGTGGGGCTGGCGGGTGCAATCTGTTTTGTGGGGAGGTGCACCGGCTCCCGTTGGACTTATGCCAGCGCCCCGGCGGGCTGGCGGCCATTGTTGGCGATGGGTGCGCGTTGTAAGTTTGTGCCGGGCTTGTGATCGTGTTTGTTACCCATGAGCGCCCGCCCCTTGCAGGGTGGCCGGGCTTGCACCGGCGGCGCGTTATGCGTCGGCCTTGCGGGTTGTTATTGCTTGCCTGCCAGATACTCCGCCGGGATGATCTCGCCATGCTCTCCGGTGCGCGGCAGATGATACCGGCACACGTTCGGGCGATCCTGCAAGGGCCACAGGCTAACACAAGGCCACTTGACCCCGGCGGCTCGCTCTGCATCGCATAGATCATTGTACACGGCTTCACGGCGGGCGATCTCTGCCAAGTCCGGTGCGAATGTATCCCCGCGCATGTACTCGGCTTCGGTGTCTCCGCTGTGGAACCCATCCGCAAAAACCCGATACCCTGCCAGGTTGGGCAGAACCTCCACCGCGTCAAAGTGTGCCCCGATCTCATCCAGCAACTCCAGAATGCCCGCCGGGGTGTACTCGCGCTGCTTGCTGTCACGCTCTACAGGGAGCCGCCGCAGGTTGTAATCATCCTTGCCAATATAATGGCAGCTGTCTACATACAGCCGCCCGGCGGTCTTGTTCATTCCGCTCCCGATCTCCAGGTACACCGCGCGGCCCTTGTCATCATGAAACATAGTGCGGAGACGGCAGTTCCCGCGCAGCTCTTCGGCAGTGTCGCGGCACCCAAACATGCCCGCGCCTTCAAAATACAGTTTTTTCATTTTTATACGCTCCTTTATATTGTTTTTGCTTTGGTAGTGGGGCTGGGCTGCTTTACGGTGCAACCCTGCTAGAGTGTCCGGCTTGCTGGTTATAGCTCGGTTACAAATACCTCTATATCATCATCTGGCACAAGCTCCCCATCATCGTTATACTTGCACCGTGTAGGCATCATTCTCCTCATCGTACGGAAGCGCGCCCGCGTTGAAATACTCTCCCGCCCAGTCCGGACCGTACCCGGTGCCGTTCCATGTCATGATGTTGATTTCCACCGTGCGCTTGCCGTCTGTGATTTTCATCTTTGTTACCTCCTGCCCTGTGGGCTGTTTTCTTTTGTTGTCTATATCATATCACCGTTAACGGTTATTGTCTATTGACATTTTGCACAACGTTAACGGTGTTTTTGTGGTTGTATTTGTACGTTTACGGTTATAACATATTATGGTATAATAAGAGCACGGAGGTGATCTCATGGCAGTTACAGAGGCCCACACGCGGGCCAGCGTTAAATATAATAAGGCGCGTGATAATATAATGATACGTCCCGATAAGCCGGAGGGCGCACAGATCCGCGCGGATGCAGCCGCCGCCGGGCAGAGCCTGCAAGCCTATATCTTGCAGGCATGCCAAGAGCGGCGGGAGCGCGATGCAAGCAAATAACGCCCCGCCAGATCACCCGCCGGGAACTGCATGCCCCATCTGTAACCTTGCGGGCAAAGTCGAACGAAAGTCGAATCGGTTTGAAAGTCGAATGAATTTCAGCGCTTCCGGCATCCCCGGAGGCGCTTTTTTATGCACTTTTGTGCTTTTTGGCAGCTTTCAAAATTTAATGCACGATACAGCGTCAATCTTATGTTCGCTAAATCATTATTTAGCGAAATATGCACCCAAAAGGCACATTTTGCCCAGCTGTGGGCCGTCCTGGGGAGCATCCTCCGGGCCGGAAGGTGCTGCGGTCAGGGTGCGCCAGTCTGCATCCCGCTGCCAAAGTCGAACGGGTTTGAAAGTCGAACCAAAGTCGAAACGCTCCCAAAGTCGAAGGGGCATCCCCTGCCTGAAAGTCGAATGATTTTGCGCGAAAAAATCTCCGGCAAAGTCGAATTGGGTTTGAATTATGCACTTTTGTTTCATGATTCAGGTATATACCCCGTGTTTTTGACCATTTCACATGGGGATTTGTTTCAAGAGATGGTTTTGGAGTAGGGATAATTATTCGTGTCGATGGGTCTTTTTTGATGATGTCGGCAAGTCGTTCACGTTATTCCCTGATTTATTTTCCCCTCTTTTTGGGGTTAATCCCCACTCTTTTTTGGCTTAAGCCCTCTTTTGGGGGTTAATCTCCCCTCTTTTTGGGCTTAACCCCCTCTTTTTAAGGTTATTAACTGCTATTGTCGGGCATTTTCTATCTGCTTTTAAGGTTTTACTGTGGTATTAAAGCGCGAGTATAGGCATAATAAAAGCGCACCCAGCAGTTTGTTTATATGCTGCTAGATGCTCTGTTTTCGTTTATTCGGTTTCTTTCGCTTGTTTCTTTTCCCTGCGTGGCTTTGTTTGAACCGGTTCTATCAGTTGCTCCGGCTCTTTGACTTCCTTAAAGTCGTCTATCTCTACAAAGTCAGCGCTGAATCTGTCTTCTATTTCCTTGCGGGACATGTTTTCGCCTAACGGGTCTTTTGTTGCGGTAATGATTTCTTGCTGGTCTTGCAGTCCGTCATAGTTTTTCTGCCAGAATAGCCCTGTTACCGGGTTGATTGCGCCATCCTGCATCAGCATTTCCCGGTACATGCCGCATACACGCTTTATTTCTCGCGCGAATTCCTGGTATTCCTTTTGCGAGCTACGCCTTTTTCCGCTTTCCCAGCCGTTTACAGTGTCTCTATCCACTCCCATAGCAGCATACGCCGCCATGTTGCCCACCTTCATGTTATACTTGACACATAGATCAAGATAGTCATAAAAGCGTTTTCTGAGGGCTGGCAGGTCGTTTGTGCTTATTTTGGGAAGCTGGGATATCACAAGCAAAAATTCAATGCGCCTTTGATTCCCTTCCGGCACATTATCAGGGTCATTATCAATCATGATCGGGCTGTTTCTTTTGGTCGCCCTGCTTCCCATTGTCCTGTGCCTCCTTTATCCGGCTTATGGCCGTTTTATAATAGTCGGGGTTCTTCTCTATCCCGATGAAGTCTCTATTTGTGTTGATACAGGCTACTCCGGTTGTTCCGCTACCCATGCAGTTGTCTAACACCGTCTCGCCTGAGTTTGTGTACGTCTTAATCAGCCATTCTTCCAGCTTTACAGGCTTTTGGGTGGGGTGCAATCCCTTTTCCCTTGGGAATTTCAGGATTGTTGTGGGGTTCCGCTTGCCGTCACTACAGTCTGTTAAGATGTCGTCACGAAACTTTCCCCAGTTTTGGGGAAGCCTTTCCCCTTTGCCCCCCCCTATTCTTATAGGGCTTTCCGTCCACATATTGCTTGTTATAGGTCGGCTGGTGCTTATAGAATATCTGGATGCTTTCATGCGCTTTTAGGGGCTTGCGGTTTGCGTTCAGAAAGTCGCTACCGTTTTCCTTTACCCATATCAGCTCATACCGGTACAAGTCTTTCCCAGCGCTTACAATGGCCGCTGTAAATGGCATATCGCTGTGCAGTGCTATAACGCCATTGCTTTTGATTATGCGCCTGTATTGCGCCCATAGCAGCTCCAGCGGGATGATGACATCCCATTTGTTCCGCGTTGTACCATAGGGAAGGTCGCACAAAATCATGTCTATACTGCCTTCTGGTATCCCCTTCAAGATGTCCATGCAGTCTGCGCAGTATAGTTTCATGTGTCCTCCATATAGCAAAAGTGCCAGCCGAACTTTCAAGTTCAACTGGCACTTGGCAATTAAGCACTTGGCACGCTATTTCTTATTGATATTATAGCATATTATGCGCTAATATGCAAGTTTTTTATTTTCCGGTGCTACCAAATCCTGCGTTGCCGCGTTCCCGATCCGGCATCTTGCTGCACGGGTAAAAGTCGTAAGATTCCACCTTGATAAACACGATTTGGGAAATTTTATCCCCAGAATTGACTTTATAATCCGTTTTTCCGTGATTATAAAGCTTTACGCAGATGCTCCCGGTATATCCTGCATCGATCACACCTTCGTTTGTCAGATCATGCTTAACATTCAGGCCGGATTTGCTTTTCAGAAACCCCGCATAGCCCTTCGGGATGTCAATGTGCACGCCGGTATCAATTACAGCGCTCCCGTTCGCCGGAATCATCACATCAACAGGGCTTTTCAGGTCTGCACCTGCATCCCATCCAAAATGTGCGTATTCCGGCATGTATGCGCCGTCATCCAGCACAACAGCAACCTGTTTGTGCACAGTATTGCAGCTTTTGCAGCAGTTATTTTCCATTTGTTCCCTCCTTAATCAGCAATCCCAAGTGCAGCAAACGAGAAGCACGGTAAAATCATCCATGCCCAAATTCCGCTGCCAGTAGAACGCACCATATAGGCGATGAATGCCAAAGTCGCAGTCAGTGCAAGCGCGTTGCCAATACTTTTCATATGTTCCTCCTTAAATTTTGTGTGCCAGAACCGCTTTTCCGTAAGTCGTGCCATCTTTATCGGCAATCTTGAGAACGGCGTTAATACTCACTTTAGGCGGCTCTCTTTTGCTGTGTGCCGCCATCTGCGGGCTGCCATATCTTCCTTCTTTTCGGCATGCTTCACACTTCTTTTCGTTCTTTTTTCTGGCAAAAACCCTCCCGCACCATTCACATTTGACAAGCGATTGCTCATTGCGCCTTGCGTTTTGCAGTGCAACAGCAGCTTCATGATGCTTTTTCTTGCATTCCGGGCAAAGTCGGGCTTTTGCGCTTCCCTCAAATTCCTTTTTACATTCAGTGCAAATCTTAACCATTTATTCGCCCCCGTGCGTGTGATCCATGTAAATTACCGGCTCTTGGTTATCTTCCTCAGCCGCAGCTCTGCCAACGGACACGCCGATGGAATAGGCTCCCGCAATCAAAATTGTGACAATCGCGGTGCCAAGAATCGAAAGTAAAATGTTCATTTCTGCTCCCTCCAAAGCCCTGAAATCTGTTTGCAACACAGTGCAAACAGGTAGATCAGCAATGCGCCGATAAGCATCGCTCCCGGCGCTGCAACGAAGATCAGAGCAAGGCATTTGATTGTGTAGATGTAGTTTGCGTCAAATACTGTCATGCTTCTTTTCCTCTCTTTTTCACTTTCCATACCGCATATAGAGCTTCCATTACTCGCTTTCCTTCCGGCGTGGCGGAATCGAACGGTAAATGCGCACTGATACATGCTTTCCTGATTGCTTTCAGCGCATCACCGCGTCGAATCAGGTCATTCTCATCACCAAAATCTGAAATCTTCGGCACGCCGTCAAAAGAAATGCACTTGCTGTTTACTGGGTCAAAAAATGTTTGGTTCATTCTTCCCTCCGCAACCACTTGATAGCATCTTGCACGCTGTCAAATTCCAAGCAGCACTGGGCATCAGATTTGCTATTGTCGCAAGCTAGCAAAGTAATCCCAAGTGTCCCGTGCTCCAGCGACAGATACAACCCTCTGTGTTGTTTGGGATGTTTAATAACATCATCCATCCCAGAATAATCAACGATTTTTATTATATTGTTCATTTGCCATCCTCCTCCAATCGCCGTTCCCAGCGCTCATACTTTTTGAATTTTATCAGCATGACGCGATCAAGATAATCAGGCCCTTTACAATCAAGATATTCGCTCACGCAAAGCATCATAGCATTCGTCAATGGTTTTAGGCGTTGGGTTTTCGCCGCGATACTTCCGCGCGGATTTCAACGCTGCTTGCGCAAGTTCCGAACACTCTTCTGCGAGCTGTTCAAGAAATGCAGGCTCACCGATTCTTTCTACTATCGTTTTGGGCTGTTCTTTCGGCTGACTTGCGCCCGGAATCGGGCAGCCTATTGTTGTGCTCATTCTGATACCTCCTCTACATACGCCATGTTCTGGCGCAGATTGAGAAATTTTGGATTGAGAACACAAGCCGGGGCGACAGCACCATTGATGCACGCACCAACGCAGCCAAACCGACTACTAATATCCACAGAGCGAACTATGGCCGCGCATCCAGTGTCGGAATCCTCGTCACCGCAATACCACGGTGTGGCAGTCCAAATCCAGCTATCGTAATGCGGGATGTAGTCACGGTACTTGCGGTACTCGTCACAGGTCAGGATAAAAACGGTGTCTTTCACTGTTCCATAGGCGCGATCGCCGTTGTCGGCAACAAGTTCAACGGTATGTGACAGCAGACTATTTTTCTCAAAAACAGCGTTCTCCATATCAGATAGAATTCCACGCACATTACTGGTTCGGTAGTTATTCCAGTTTCCTTTTTCATCGACATACTGTTCGTCTGGGCAGAATTTTACATCTTTTGCCCACGGTTCAGCCATAATAGCCAGCACACCGCCGTCAGGGTGGTTCGGGTCAAGGCATACCCACTCGCAATTTTTGAACATGAAGTGTTCGCCGGATCGCATGGTTGTGATGTTAGTCATTGTCGGTCACCTCCGTTCTGCGATTCCACAACTCAATTGCGTCCTGCTTGTTTTTCATGTGGATAGTTCCGATGCTGCAGTAGTTGCACTGCACTACATACATACCGTCATAGCTTTCATATAACCCGGCTGTAGAACCGCAGAATGGGCAACGCTTGAGTTTAATTTTCATTGTCGGTTACCTCCGTGAGCCAGTATTTGCGACTGCAGCCATCGCATCCTTTTTCATTTGTGCATTCAATGCTTTCATCAACGTCGCAAGGTCTAATACACAAAATTCCATTATCTTCATCTATTGGTGCATTCGGAAACATCTTCAAAAACTCACTCTGGCGGGTATTGCGGGTCTTGATGGGGTTGTCTTTCGCCCATTGCTCGACTTTTGAAATTGTTTCTTCAATGCTTTTAACTAAATTGTCGCCGCGCCTAAGCGTGTGCATGACCATGCACTCGCCATCTTTACAAACAGGACATTCCCTGCAGCTTCGATTTTTGCATAATCTGTTTGCCGTCTTGAAAAATTCAACTGCGTCCATAGTCTAACTCCTTACCAATCTGCATCGATAACTACAAAATCTCCGTTTTCTATGGCGCGATCTACAAGCGCCACAATGCTTGCCCAGTTGTATAGTTCGTGTGCTTTGGCAAACGCAGCAAGCTGTTTCGCATGTTGAGCGGTTAGTGTCATGTCTTTTCCGTAAAAATCGCGTTCCGGCTCTTTATCTCGTATTTCATAGGGCACATAATAGCCGATTTTTTCGGGATACTCTTCCCAGACACGGCCACAAGAATCTACCTGGTCGCGGATTGTATCTCTGATTGGCTTGCCGCAGTGCGGGCATTTTTCCGTATGGCAGCGGCAGACTGTAATATCAAGTCCCATTGCGATTACTCCTCATCCATAAGCTAATAGTAAATTTTAGGCTTGGTTTCACACATGTTTTTCACCTTCTTTTCATTGCGGCCTTTTGCGCTTCTTTCAGCAGATTTTCACATTCCGGGTTCTTGAAAACCTCCCATCGCAATGAGTGAATGTCCCGCTTCTCTTTCGTAAGACCGGTTTGAGCAATCGGCTTCTGGAAAAGCCGGGAACAGATATACTCTTTGCAAATCAAAGGCCGCACAGAGTAAACATCGCACTGTTTTGTGTGCTCATTGCGGAATGGGCAGCTTAAATCCGGCCCGCCCTTTGTTTCCAAAAAAGAGCGCTTATTTTCCTGCAAGTGGTGCTTTCTGGCATAATCTCGCAGCCGTTTAATTTCGCCTTTCGTGAGCGGGAGAAGATCAGCGCAGCATTCGCCGCACCCGCTGCAATGGCCATCAATGCAGTTATTAGAGCAAATACCGCTTGCATTCAGCAGCGCGGATGCTTTACCAGCCAACTTCTTGAACAAAGTCATTCGGCCCTCCTTCCCATTCATCGCATCCGTCATCCCAAAAGTCGGCGCAATGCGGGCTGTCGGCGTTGCAGCACACACTATTGAACTGTTCATTTCATCGGCAAGCGCTGCAACGTTTATCCATATTTTCAGGCGTTTCAAAGCTCATAATTGTTCCCCCGTTTCATCCACATCAACCCCGATGTTTTGTAGCGTAACCTGCGCCCATGTGTCGGCCAGCTGGTCAACGCGGTAGCTGGAATACTTTTCCGTGACAGGGCCGCTCATGGCATTCTGGATTTTGACTAGCGTGGACGGCTTCAGTCCCACCTGGTAGCAGGCCAGCAGGCATAAATACAGTGATCTCAAAGCAATATCCTGCCGTTCTTTCATCACTTCCTCATGCACCCTTGCGATTGATTCAGCTTCAAGCTTTGCAATATAAGCTTCCGCTTCTTTCTTGTAACAAGCCGGAAGCTGTATTTTGGCTTTCATGTTATCTCCTCCTGTGGCCCGGCAGGCCGTGATTCCTCACATCCCGCCGGATTTTGTCTCCCCTGAGCACATCCGCTTCGTTCAACGCCTGCGCCTGCATGCGCTGCTTGCTGATATCATCCATCTTGGCGCGGTATGCCAGATACTTTCCACAAGTGCTGTGACATAGCGTGTGGCGTTCCGGGCAGTGCTCGCATGGGGCGGATAGTGTTCCGGTCATTTTTTATTCTCCGTTCCTGATGTAATTTCCCCATTGTTCGGCCATTGCTTCAGCGATGCCAGGAAAAGTTTTGCTTCTGACTTTTCCCGAACGGCTGATAGTATCTTCCCACGTCCGCGCCTTTCCGCTCGGCAGCTTGCCAAACAATACTGCGTTGTCAGGCTTTGGAAGCCCTGTTCCATGTAGCACTGGAAGATTAACCAGCCAAAGCGATGTTGCTTTTGTAACGTAATTTTCTGTATCTTCTGTAGATTTTGCGAACATATATGGGTGAATCGTTTGGTCTGGTTTTCGATACGCCGTGTTCATAAATCCTATGGGATTTTCGATCGCAATCCGTTTCGCGTTCCCTGTAAGAAATCGCATAAAAAATACAGCACCTTTTGCCCGCTCAACCCACCGTGCAACCACCTTTTCTGGCGCTGTGCACCGCAAAGAAAAACTACGCGTTGCAACATTGCTAAGATATGTGCAAGGTGGGTGTGCAATAAGCAAATCCCATTTTCCAATATCGTGCGTTTTGCCGTCCATTGTTACGACTTGCCCCCCCCTCAATAGCTTTCAGGGCATCGCCCAAGATGTGCCATTCCGGGTGTCCGCCAGACGGTTCCTGAATATCGCAGCTGTATGCTTCAAATCCTCTGGCACGGAATGCCTTGCAAACGGTCTGGGATTCTTCACAGGCAACAAGAACTTTGTATGTCATTTCACTCACTTTCCATGTTTCCACCTTTCCATGCTTCCATACAGTTCACAAATGATTGCTTTTCTAATTTCTCTTTCCCATAGTTGGGTGTTTCAGGCACGTTTATAACGCGTTTTACGCGCGGTTTGCTCACGGTGATACTTTTCTTGGGCAGCTCGTATTCGACTGCGCTATCCGGGTATTTGCGCACGAATTTCACCAAACTTGGGTATTCCTACGCCATAGCCAAAAGTTTACGTGATAGTTTCCGGTTCATCGTGTACACGTTGGCGGTTTTCTCTGCATCGTTATATGTAATAATCGTTTCTCTTTCAGATAGTGGAACAACCTTCTTTTTCGTTTCCGGCATTTATTATTCCTCCAATTCCTCAATCGTTATTTCAGTTCGCGGATTGTCTTTGTCGTACTTCACCCGGCTTCCGTCAACCGATTCGATGATCGTGTAATTATCATCCGCAAGGATTCTGCCTTTCACAAGTAGGTCATGGGCAGCTTCCAAGCAGTTCGATACGTCACATTTTCTTCTGGTTTTCATGTAGAACACTGTCACAACGCGACAGCGCCCCGCCAGCGGGGTTTTCGGCTTTGGGGTAAGAAAGTATATAGCTTGCTCTTCGTAGCGCTTATAGGCGCTGCTAGGGGCTATGAACGGCATTCCCGTTTTTCGATTCACCAAAATGCGTTGTGAGTTCTTTTTCGTGACTGGCGGCAGCGGGATGGTGTACTTATAGATCACATGTCTTCCTCCCGTGCCTTTGCCTTGAATTCCGCTGCTTTCAGCTTCCATTGTGCTGCGTCATAAGCGCACTTTATCAACTTCTCGCTGTATTTTTCCATTTCCCGGTCAAGTTCAATCGTTTTTTCTGTGCAAGTCTGTGCAAGCTGCATGTACATTTCTCGGTTAGTCAATGTTTGTCACCTCACAAAATAGATGAAACGGCTTCACCCACGCAAAATCAAGCTGTCCGCAAGCGCCGTGCCTGTTCTTGACGATCTCAATCACGGCATCGCTTTCGCTTGGCGGGTCTTCTTCCCGCTGTTCTCGCAATTTGGTGTAGTGTTCCGGGTTAATGGCAAGAATCATGTCTGCATCGTGTTCAATGGTGGCGGAGCCGAACATGTCGGACATCTTGATAAGTCCCGTGTCGGCGGCTCTCGCAGCCTGTACAAGCTCAATGATGCAGATATGATATTTCATTGCCAGCTGCTTTAATCCCCGTGTAAGGGCCGCTAATTCGTCATTGCGCTTTTCTTTGGCGTTTGGTGGTGCCACAAGTCCCAGATGGTCAATGACAACCACTTCCGGTTTTCGCTCCTTGATGGTCAGTTCAACGTCTGCAAGGCTGGTCAGGCTGGAATCATCCAGAATCAGCTTGTACCGCCTTTTCAGGATTTCTGCATCCTCTGCAATCTTGCTTTCTTCCTCTTCGGTCAGCGCATGATTTGTGATGCGGATGCTGTCGATCTGTTCCCATCGGGAAAAGATTGCTGTGTAAAGCTGTTCCCGGCTCATTTCCATTGACTGGTACAGCGTCAGGCAGGTTTGCGATATCTGCGCCGCCATTTGCAGGGCCAGTGTTGATTTGCCTTTGCCGGGCCGGGCAGCAATCACTGTTACGCCGCTTCGTACAAGTCCTCCGGTCAGCTTATCCAGCGTTCCAAAACCCGTTTGGATGTTGTCATTCGGTTTTTTCAGCCATTGCAGGAAGTCCTCTATGCCATCAGCAAAGTCCTTTGCGCTGCGCTGGCGCTGGTGCTCCATGATGTGCTGCTGCTTTTCCATCATGGCTGCAACCGCGCCGAACATTTCATCCGCGTCTGCATCCGATGCCACAAGTTCGCCCATCTTGGCAATCATCAGCCGCTTCCGGTATCCATCCAGGACACAGTTGATGTAGGTGTTGAACCCGCTCACCGATGGAACTGTCTGGGCGCATTCGTAAGCAATCGCCTTGATGTTTTCTTTGCAGCGTGATATTATCGATACTGCATCCGCCCGTTCCCCTCTGCGATCAAGCTCCTTGCAAAGCAGGAAGATATCTCCCAGGTCTTTGATGCTGAACATCTGCGCTGTCAGGCTTTTGAACGCTTCGCTTTGCCGGTCAGGCTCTATCAGCATGATGCCAATAACGGCTTTTTCCGCAACAGCTGTATTCATTTGCCTGCCTCCTTCCACCCAATGAGTTTGGGAACAACGCCGTTAATCAGATCTTCCCGTGTGTATTCCCGGTCATAGATTGGAATCAGGTCTCCAGACTTGCGGGGTTCAGCAGGCGGCTGCGCTGTTTCGTCTTCCCAGCGTTTATGATTCAGCCAGGTAGCAGGATACGGAATATACTTGCCGCTATCTTTCTGCCACTGTTCTGTGGTCTTGAGATACTCAAGGCTTTTCAGGATTGCGGACAAGGTAGATTCGTCAGTAACAAGCTTCTCAAATTTCTTGCGTGCATCTGCCTTGCCTGTCTTCTTGGGATAGGCTGACCAGAAGGTGTCAAATCGAGGAACAACCGCATCATCCCCTTGGGGGGTATAGGGGGTATTCTTAACTTCTTTATTATTCTTTATATAAGGGTCTGTGTTAGCACTGTGTTGGTTCTGTGTTACCTGTTTGTTAGATTCTGTGTTAGCGCATTGGTAATCACTGTAATTATTCACCGTAA